TCTTCACAATAAACCGAATGATAGTCACAACAACTTACACAATAAAGACCATACACATCGGAAATATATCGTGAGTCGTCAAGATGTCTTACGTCGTTGCAATACTCGCAAACAAAATAATTATCCTCACAACCTTTGCAGTAATCACTAAACCTGCGACCATCATTACGAGGATTATCTGGCATAGGTTCCTCGCAACTATCACAAGTTCTAACACAATGACTACATAAAGTTAACTCCATATAATCATCATCAGGATTTAGTGTGTTACCACAATCCTCACAACTGACAACTTCCTCATCAGTTGTGTCATCCTTTGTTTCCATTTGCTTTCCTTTCTGTAGTTTCTAATAGAAACAATTACCAACTAACATTATACATCTTTGACAGGTCAGAAATCAATACCTCAAAATCCTCCTGTGGCAAGTTGCGTGCAATAGATAAAGACGATAACAACAACTGGACAGCATCATCTTTACCCCAATCTTTTGTGGTCTTGATGTTGTTCACAACATTAGACACAAAAGTTGTAGCGATACGAACATAACCACCATTAGTGATAGTTAGTTCTAGCGTTTCGCTCATTCAATCACCCCCTCTCATTTGTGTAGGAGTTCTGCTAAATCAGGCGCGAACGAGATTAGCAGAACAATAGAAACAAAAAACGTGACGAGCATTAACTTCTCGCCACGTTTAGTTAAAACGATAGGTGTTTTATTTTGTTTCACAAGAACACCAACTTGTTGAAAAGAAAAGTTTGCCACACTTAGAGCAAACAACTAATCTAGGATTAGGCATTAATCCTCGTTTCTATTAGAAACAACTAATGATAAATGAGACTTCTCTCGTCTATGAATTAGGTCTAAAACATAATCACCTAAATCTTCTGCATCAGGGTAAGCGTTCAAGGTATAGAACTCATACAAAACTTTAACAACTAAAGTTTCATCCTCGTCAGCGTTAGCCTTCTGTAATAACTCATCAAGAATTAAACGCAACCTCAAGAGTCCGTTAATCTCAATGTTTCTTTGTAACTTATCCATTTGAAACCTCGTTAATGTTTCTAATAGAAACACCTCGAAGCCAACATTGAACAAGTCTGTCGACATCATAAGAAACGACAGGGCGTGAAGCCTTGAACTTTGTTCTCTGTGCATCACCTCGTAAAGACTTATCACGATTAGGTGCAAAGATAACAGAGCGAGTTTTAATCACTCTGTCTGTGCGAGTAACCATTTGTTCTCCTCTCATAGTTTCTAATAGAAACTAATCTATGACATACTTTTAACATAAGACCATTATACCACAGGGTCAAGGGTAAAATCAATAGGTTCGGATTGCAACAACGAGCAGTAACAAGACCACAAAATAAACTGACAACAACGAGCAGGAACAAGGACAACAAAATAAACAAAACTATTGTTTCTAATAGAAACAAACAAAAAAAATACCCCCGATTTTGTCGGGGGTATTAGTTTGTGCAACTTATGAGATTTGGCTCATTCTTTGTTCTAATGATGAAGCAATCTGTTGAATGTCTGCATCATTGAACCCTGACAAAATGCTGTCACATATTTTGTCTGTAGAAACACCCTTAATTGTAAAGGATGCGTCTGCAATTAATTGCTTCCAATCTTCAACTGTTTGCACAGTTTCTAATTGTCCTTTGTTAAGTTTGCCCTGACTTAATAGGTTCAGAGATTTGTTAACACAAGATATTGCAGACTTTGAAACACCGACACGAGACAGAGTGTCACCTAACCAGTTGTATCTTGAAACTGTAGTTTTGTGAACGCCCGAGTCTTGAACGAGTTTTGAGTTTGTAGTTATTCCAGAACTAATGCCCTGTGAGATTAACAAACTTACTTTGTAAACGTCCTTTGCAACTGTTCTTTGTTTGCCGTTAAATGCTTTGCGCAATTCTTTGAAATGCGCTTTTAACTGTTCACCCTCAGAACTAATTGCGTCGGTGTTCTGTTGCATCACTTTGAGTTGTTCCACGATATACTCGTGGGTCAATTCAATCGTGTTTGTTTCTTTGTTACTCATATATTCCCTTTCAGAATAGAACCCTTTGTTCCATTCAATTAAGTCTGTTTCTAATAGAAACAAACTTAAGTGAACACATAAGTTGCACGCTATTGAGTTTTAACTTTGTCCTTTATTCGCTTATACTTTGCGCGTTCACTTTAAGAACCATTCAAAACACAAGGGAATGACAATTCCATAATAACACGAGGGCAAGGGTTCAATCAAGAACCCCACAAATAGACGGGCAGACACGAAGCAGAACATAAGGGCAGAACCTAGAAACCCACGATCTATTTAAGAGCTGAAATGCAAACCCACAAAACAAAGAAACCCCTACAAACAAAGAACAAAACAAAACAAGAAACAAACAAACAACTACAAAACAAATAAACAAAACAAACCCTGATGAGTTTCTAATAGAAACAAAACAAAACTTTGAACCTAACTAATCGGCGCGAATAGTTAAATAGGACAGACAACCATAACTAACTAATCCCTTATTTACTTAATTATTTACTAGCCCCTAATGCTCTAAACAACTACAAAAAACAATAGACCCCAGAGTGTTAAACTTGCTTATACTGGGTGCCTGTTCCTCCTTTCTGGAACTTTTCCTGGTTGTTTGACCTGCGGAAACATCTTTTTTTACCTTAATGTGTTACCTTTTGGTTTGGTAACAGGTTAGATATAGTAGAGGTTATTTTTTATTATATTGCTTTCGCCTAACGCCCTTGGCGAAAGGGGTAGTGTTTAATGGAAATCGCTTGTTGCGATTTCCTTATATTATATAATATTATATTATATTAGTTTGGAGTTTTGATGGCTGCTAGACTTGGGGATGCTCATCATACTAGAGGTTTGTCTGCCCAGCGTAAGGATGATTTCCTGAAGGCTTTGTCTTCTGGTATGACTGTGGCTGATGCTTCTAAGGTGGCTGGGGTTAAGCCTGATACTGTGAAGTATTGGATGAAGTCTGATAAGAAGTTTAGGGAACTCCTTGATGATGCCCGCCAGTCTCGTGATGATGTCAGGGCTAGGGTTAAGACGTCTGATAAGTTTAATGTTTCTTTTAAAGAGTTTTCTGAGGACTATTTGGGGATGAAGGTTTTTCCTCATCAAGAAAATTTTATTAGCCTGTTGGAGAAGGGTGAGCCTGCTTGGGTTCACGATTCGATGATATATGAGCCTTCTACTCGTAATAGGGTTTTGATTAATATTCCCCCTGAGCACGCTAAGTCTACTACTGTGACGATTAACTATTCGACTTATAGGATTGCTCTTAATCCTAATGTTCGTATTATTATTGTTTCTAAAACTTTGTATAAGGCTCGTGAGTTTGTGTATGCTATTAAGCAGAGACTTTCTCATCCTCGTTGGCAGAAACTTCAGGCTATGTATGGTCCTGATGGTGGTTGGCAGGAGGATGCTGATACTTGGAGGACGGACACAGTTTATTTAGGTTCTGAGGCTAGGGATTCTTCTGAGAAGGACCCAACGATTCAGGCTCTTGGTATGGGTGGACAGATTTATGGTGCCCGTGCTGATTTGATTATTCTTGATGACTGTATCACTGGTGCTAACGCGCACGAGTGGGAAAAGCAAATCAAGTGGCTACAACAGGAAGTTATTACTCGTCTTGGTAAGAATGGTAAACTTCTTATTGTTGGTACACGTATTGCTTCTAATGATTTGTATCGCGAACTGCGTAATCCTGAACATTGGTCTGGTGGTAAAACACCTTTCACCTATTTGGCTATGCCAGCAGTTTTAGAATTCGCAGATAACCCTAAAGACTGGGTAACTCTCTGGGCGCGGTCTGATAGACCTTGGGATGGTGACGAAGACACCACACCTGATTCTGATGGACTATTTCCAAAGTGGGATGGTCTTGCTCTTTCTCAAAGACGCTCAGAAGTTACTCCTGCTACTTGGGCTATGGTGTATCAACAGCAAGATGTTGAAACAGATTCTATCTTTCCACCAGTATGTGTACAAGGTTCTGTACAAGGGATGCGTAAAGTTGGTCCTATACGTTTAGGTGCACCAGGTCATCCTGATGATGGAAACTTTAGAACTGTTATAGGTATTGACCCAGCAATGTCTGGTGCTACTGCTGCTGTTTGTATTGCTGTAGATATTGATACTAAAAAACGTTACATTCTAGATTCAGTAAATATGACTGAGCCTACGCCCGCAAAGATTAGAGAACTAATTGAAGACTGGGCTATAAGATATCAACCTAATGTTATAGTTGTGGAGAAAAATGCGTTTCAGTTATTCCTTACGAAAGACGAAGCGATTCGTGAATTTCTCTCTTCTCGTGGAATTGTATTCCGTGAGCACTTCACAGGTAATAACAAGTGGGATGTCGATTTTGGAGTTGCGTCGATGGCTCCGCTTTTTGGTACTAGTAGCGAAGAAAAGTTCCTCAAAAACTCAAACCTAATAGAATTACCTTCATCTACAAATAGTGAAGGAATAAAGGCTTTAATAAACCAGTTAATTGTCTGGAAACCAGAAATGAGAAAAGGTCAACCATTTGATATGGTTATGGCTTTATGGTTCTGTGAAATAGTTATACGCGAATGGGTTGAACGTGCAGGTTCAACAACAAGATATATGACATCACGTTGGACCAGTAGAAAACAATTATCAAACAGATACATTGTTGACCTAGATGAAGAATATGCTATGCAACAATCCGAAATGTTCTACTCTTAAAGGAAAAGAATAAGTGTTAACTATTGATAAAATTGCGCTCAAAGTTGAGGCATTAAAACGCCGAAACGCTGAACGTGACTCAAGAATGAGTAATGTTCTAGATGTGCGCAAAGGAAAAATGCAAGACATCTTTCCTGAAATGTTCCCTGAAGGAACAAGTAAAGCAATGGTTGCTAACTTTGTTGACGTTGCAGCACGTGACGTTTCAGAAGTATTAGCACCACTACCATCCTTTAACTGTTCAACAACAAACATTAACTCTGACCGTGCAAGAGCATTCGCAGATAAAAGAACAATCATAGCCAATAACTATGTAAACGTTTCAAGACTTCAAACACAAATGTATACTGGAGCCGATTACTTTTTATCATACGGCTTCCTACCAATCGTGGTCGAACCAGATAGCGACATACGCCTACCAAGGATTAGAGTCGAAAACCCAATGGGTGCTTACCCAGAGTTTGACCGCTACAACAGAATCGTTTCATATACTAAACGATACTTAAAAACAATAGGTGAACTAGTTGTAGAGTTCCCAGAATATGAATCAATCATAATCGGAAATCAACTAAGTGGGCAAATAGATTACTACACCCAATTAGAAATGATACGTTATGAAGATGC